CTAATACAAGTGGCCCAAAGATTATGGACATGGCGGTTCGCCGTCTTACTCCTATCGAATGTGAACGTTTACAGGGATTCCCTGATGACTACACAAACATTCCTTGGCGTGGTAAAGACGAGTCGCCGGATGGTCAAAGATACAAAGCAATGGGTAATAGCATGGCGGTTCCCGTTATGAAGTGGATTGGTAAACGTATTGCGGAGGTAGAGAATGAGCTTTGAATCTTTTGCACACCAACATGGGTTGATCATTGATAGCCTGGTTCACGATCGCTGGACTCGTGTACCTACAGTAGATAAGCCTAATAAAAAGAATGGTTCTTATATCTATCATGGAGATCATGGGGCGGTGAAAAACTGGGCAGTGCATGAGAAAGCTATCTTTTGGAGTGGCAACTATGTTCCTGAAGCGGAGTATCGGGAGCGTGTTCAAAAGTCTAAGAAAGACTTGCTTGCTAAACAGAACGAGGCAGCTGGTAAGGCAGCATGGATCCTTGACCGTTGCGTAAAAGCAACACATCCATATTTAGTTAACAAGGGATTTGCAGACGTCAAAGACTTGGTGTGGAATAACCTTCTTGTTATACCTATGCGCATGGAAGGACGTTTGGTTGGTTGTCAGTTAATAGATCCACAAGGTTCCAAAAGGTTCCTTTCTGGTCAGCGTACCAAAGGTGCATCGTGCGAGATCAACAACAAAGGACGCATCATTCTTGTGGAAGGCTACGCTACCGCCTTGTCCATCAGGAAGGCTCTTAAAGCCGTCCGCACTCGTTATAACATCCAAGTATGCTTTTCTGCTGGAAACATCGCAGAGGTGGCAAAGAATCATCCTGACTGCATGATAGTAGCGGATCATGATCCTGTAGGCATCAAGGCAGCCAAGAAAACAGGGATGCCTTACTGGGTTTCTGCCTTGGAGGGAGAGGACTTCAATGATTTTGAAACTAGAGTGGGGTCTGAGGCCGCCGGCAAATCGCTTATTGCAATAGGTCGGACGGTGAATCCTGAGTAAACTCATTGTGTTTGACGAACACGCAGTTGTTAACTTCCCATAGGTTGTTGACAATGGCGTTTCCAATAAGGAACGACTGACCTGGATCACCAACCAATTCCATTACAACTTCAACTTTGCCGTTCTTGCCATCTTTTAAATAGAGTATCACTGCGTCCATACAATTCTGATAGCCTCTTGCTTTGTGAAATAATCCGGAAAAGCCTCCACTAACTTCTTAAGGTTCTCCTCGTCAGCTATAAGGGCAGCCTTGCCTAATGATACCGCAAAACTGCCCTTGTTTTCTAGCCTATCGACCGCTTGAATTAGGGCGGTTCTATCAGTCAAAACCCTCATGCCAGGCATAAGGCTGCGGTCATAAGGCCAAATAATACTGCGCAAATAAGGTCATCTCTAGTCATTGTGTATTCCTATTCCATGTGCGTGTTCAATCCGCCTAACAAAATCAACAAGCGGGCTTATGCTCTTTTGCATCGACACATCAAAGTAGATAGACTCTATCTCCTTGATGGTCAATGGTGCGCTAGGCTGGATTTTTTCCAGCTTTAGCAACTCTTGAAAGAATTCCTTTTCATTCTTCATTACCATCCTCTTCAGAGATTACATCATCAATTGTAGTATCCTCTCTGATTTCTCCGCAATCGTTTTCAAACTCATCACAAGCGATACCCTCTGCCTCCTCATAATCGGGTGCGCTTACAGAATAAGTCCTTGAACCACTATAAGAAATTGTTACTGAATATTCTTTCATTCTCATACTTCCTCCCCTATTAATTTGTTGGTGTCTTTTTTGTAAATGCGAGCTAATTCATCCATAAATCTAGATAACTCCCACTCCATTTCCTGTTTGGTTAAGTCAGCATCTAAAAAATCATGGACGATTTCATATACGTACTTGGTTGATAGCGTACTCACACTTTCCCCTCTAGTCGTTGTGATGTCGTTGATGAATTGGTCAAAACCCCAAAGCCAGTTTTCTTGCATAACTCCTCCTCTTTTAATAAAGCATACTGTAAGTTCTTGTTTAAAATCTGTAGGTCTATACCCTTACTTATCCGGATTCTTTCCTGGAGGTAAGCAACAGACTCTTTTACATCTAGTAAATGTTTTAGCGCCTTACTGCGTGATTGTTTTTTCATAAAGTTACTTTTCCCTTTTGTAATAAAAAATAGCATCGTACTGCGTAAAACCAAATGGAATCGGGCCTTAATTTTGCCAAACGATACCCCAAAAAGCCCTCAGAAAAGGCTTTTCAGGGTGTCGGCTGCCTACACTTCGAAAGTGATTGAATCGCCCACAAATGGGAGCGTTTGATCATTTGATCGCAGATGTAAGAACCATTCGCCTTTCTTTTGATAAACCCCAAAGCGACTTTGTGCGTATGTGTTGGCAAATTGGTTCATGCGTAGCTTGGTGGTTCTTGACTTCCATCCACCCGTCTTTAGGGTGATTGTGTTACCAAGCTGAGAGGCAACCTCTGTGCCTCTATAAATGCCCACCAACGCTCCTTGATCGTTGCGAAAGGTGGTTGTCTCTACTCCTCGGAAAATTCGAGTCTGTGCCATGTTTATGCCTCTTTTGGTTGGTTTGATTGAATGAAAGCCTCGCAACACCGTTTTAGGATGTTGTTTGCCTCGTCTAAAGGAAGATATCCCTCGTCAAATTGCTCGTAAATGTCATTGATTGAACAGAAAAGGTCATCTATTGTGAATGGTTCCATGTCTCCCCCTCATCCAATGCGATTAGTTGTAAGCGATCGCCTAAACGATCGAGATAGCCTCTAAAAAACTCTTTGTCCATTACAAAATTCTTACTTGCGTGTAGGACATAATCTTGCTGGAATATGTCGCAATAGTAGTAAATTCTCATACTTCCTCCTTTGGTTTGCAAATGACCCCTTGCGGGGTTTCGGCTAATAAAGCCATCATCAGACTTGCTTGATTGGTTCGTGATCTCTTAAACACTCGCCCGAATTAATCTCTTGTACTCGTATATCTGCCCATTGTTCAAACCATTTCGGCTCAAGGTTGTAAGCCTTTGCGTGCGCCTTAAGTCCCTTGTGAAGCGTTCCTATAGCCTCGTTGTAGGTTGATCCAATGGCTTGAAAATCAAAACTCCGACTATGTGCGGATGCGTAGTATATTTTCATTTAATCCTCCGCACCCAATGATCACCGCTTTCTTGAAACCTAGCGTACTCACCAACTTCTAAACCATCTATTTGCCAAATATCGTCTTCCGAATAACCTTTTAATAAATCAAAAAATCCTTGATCTTGATAAGCAAGGATAGACTTGCCATCCTTACTCCGATATCCATCACCCCAAAAACATTCAAATGTTTTCATGCTTGCTCCTTTGTTTTTAAACTGTTGTAAATTTCATCAAAAAACCAGCTTTTACCATTGTGATAAGTGCCTAAATGTCTTCCGTCTGTGGTGTAGTACAGATGAATAGGAGCGGTTGACTCGCTATATTGCTCGTAATGCTTGCGATAGCCCAAAGGCTCTTGTTTATTGGCATGGAATAATAAGTTTTCAAAATCTTTCTTTTTTAAATTTACTTGTGTGGTTTTCATACTTCCTCCGTTTGTTCTAATAAGTGTTGAGCAATCTCGTAAAAGTTAACTTCTGAAACAAAAGCCATTGCATAGCCATAAGATAAAGAACCATATTTACACTCATCGCCTATGCCCATTTCTACATAATCTTTGAGGATTTTTGAAACTTCATGAGGGTCGGTTTCAACTGTGTCAATGTCCCTTAAAGTCAAACCATCAAACACCTCAAGATTGATCCTCCATGTGGCGTAGTTATGCCAGCCGTTATATTTTTCCATTTGATCTCTTTCGTATTTACTCATACTTGCTCCTTGGTTAGGTTGTTATCCTTAATGTAGGCTAGAACTTCGTTTAAATCGTCCGACTCCATAAGGTGATCTGAGTCACCGTATTCACCAACTACTAAAACAAACTGTTTGCCTCCGCACTCCCTCTCTTCGGGGTTTGATTCTTGAAACCAAATGCGGAGCATCTTGTTATCACCTAAAAGATAATCTAAGGAAGGACAAGAGTCGTTGTGCCATGAGTTGTCCTCCCAACCTTTACCCAAGTCGGGTAAGTCATAAGCAAAATCGGGGAATTCGTTCTTATAGGTCATGATATTGACTCCTCCCAGTTTAAAACCGCTAGTTCTAAGGCTTGCTGATGACTCAACGGCTCATTACCTAAAGCGGTTCTTTGTTTATCTGAATACTCTCCATCACTATCATGAGCGACAAGCATAGTAATCAATTGATCTCTGTCGAGTCTGTGCAAGTCTTCCAAGGTGCAATCTGTTAAATGTTTCATAGTTATTCTTCCTCTCCGTTGTTTGCGTATTTCTTCCATGTATCAGGATAAAAGTCTAATAATTCCCAAGGGTTGCAATACTTCCATAAATCAAGCCAATTCAACTTGAGCAAGTAAACCTCATGCTCCATAAGATCAGATGACTCTGAAAATATATCTTCAGGGTCATCGTCTAAATGAAAAGAATTACCCTCTTCAACAAGTTCCTCAATAAAATCCCTTACATCGTCAGGGCATTCAAATTTATATCGTTTCATAATTTCTCCTCTTTGCAATACATTGATAAAAACTACATATTGATAATATACACCCAAACCAAAGTCAAGGGCAATTCCCGACTAAAGTTTGGGGTTATTACTCAAAGGCCCTACTTATTCGCCCGACTCCTTTTGATCAAACAAAGCCTTGACGATGCAATCAGCCATGATCAATTTGCTATGAGTAGGCAACTCTGGGAAGTACTCAACTACATAGGCATAAGCCATCTTTAAGCGAATCTCTGAGCGGTCTTCTATTACTGGGTTTTGTGTGTTTGTATCCAAGATGTTTAATCTCCATTAGGTTTAAAAGGTGCTACATACATAAGACGATCGACTTGCCAATTACTTAGGGTCAATCCTCTTATCTATAAAGACGAGCAAGAATGGAAAAGGTCAGGGTAAGCCTTGAAATAAATTTTGCTGCCGAGCAAATGGCAAACGAAAAAGCCCGATAGCCTTACTGGAGAACGGCTTAGATACTTATGCAGTAGGAGAGAAGAGAGAGCATAGGAGACTTACTTAGGCATGAGAGTCCACAGAAAAACAAAGCATCGCCTTTTAAGTACTGTACATTTATACAGCTTAGCCAGGAAAGCACTGTATACATATACAGGGTTTATGCTATGATCTACCCAATACCAAATAAATACCCTATTGAATGAAACCTCAACGATTAACTAGGAAACAGATTAGCGAGCAGTTGGACAATGTTCCAGCCCATCAGATATTGAGCAACAAAAGGAATCTAACCTATAAGCAGAAACAGTTTTGTAAGGGTTTAGTAGAGGGATTAACTAAGACTGAGGCAATGGCTAAAGCATACAAATACACAGGAAAGCGTAAGACTATGTCAGACGATGCGAGTAGATTGTCAAATGACCCCCGAATCATCGCTGAGGTCGAGGCTTTAGAGAGGGCTAAGAACTATCTGGATTATCAAGAGAACGCTCAAAAGATCGCTGAACTCCGTTCCCTTGTGGTTTCTCAGCTAACCAAGGAGGCTCTTGACCCTGAGAGTCCACCTAATGCAAGGATACAAGCCCTATCCAAGCTAGGATCGGTGTCAGAATTACAGGTGTTCACCGAACGCAAGATCGAGAAGACAATCATCAAGGACTCTGAGAGCGCTAAGGCTGAGCTAATGGCTAAGCTTAAGCAAGCGATGGCGGATAACATGCGGACAGTCGATGAGCTTGACGATTCGGACGAGCTACTAGCTATCATTAAGAGCGGTAAGCCCGACCCCATCGCAAATGCTGAGTATTCCGACCCCACCGCAGCCCCACCAAGCCCTGTGGATGTTTTGACCACCGGTAATACACATAGTAATCCAGACACTCGATCACCAAACAAAATGGGGGTACCCCTCGAAAACAAAAGCCATCTGGTAAATTTACCAGATACAGAAGACACCCCCCTAATGAAATCAAACACTTAGGGGTGGGGGGTATATATTTTGAGTAAAGAGATAGATAACATCGTTAGAAAACAAGTGGAAAGAGACTTGGAAAAGTTCTACGCTATGAGTGAAGCAGATAAAGATGCCTATATGGATAAGCTTCTACAAGACATGGAAGCTGGTAAACAAGCATCTGCTGAGATTCATACAGAAGCTCTAATCAAACGTTGTAGGGGTTTGAATGACTGAGCGCCAGGCAATCGTTTACGAGATGATTGACGAATGGTGGAAAAAGTTTGGCTATGCGCCCTCTATAGATGATGTGATGCAACAGACCAAATTTAAGGGTAGGGGGCATACTCATAGAATCATGAAGCAACTCTGTGATCTGGGTCACTGTAAGAGACTTCCAAATCGGGCGAGAAGTATTAGACCGTCCTATATCCGTGTTCATAAGCTAGAGATCGCATGAACATAGAAGAGATAATTAAGGGTTTACCCCCAGAAGAGCAATCTGCGTTAATGCTGATGGCGAAGGATTATGTAGACTCCCTAGGTAGGGAAAAAGCCCAAACCGACTTTATGGAGTTTGTCCATCAGATGTGGCCCGGCTTTGTAAACGGCCCCCATCATAAGATAATGGCAAAGAAGTTCCAAGATATAGCGGACGGTAAGTTAAAGAGACTGATTATCAATATGCCTCCCCGTCACACCAAAAGCGAGTTTGCATCCTATATGCTTCCCGCATGGTTCTTAGGAAAGTTTCCGTCTAAGAAGATTATTCAATGTTCTAATACGGCTGAATTAGCGGTTGGTTTTGGTAGGAAAGTGAGGAACCTAGTTGGTAGCGAAGCATACTCAAAGATTTTCCCAGATGTCGCTCTTAAATCTGATAGTAAGGCTGCTGGCCGTTGGGGTACTAATGCCAATGGCGATTACTTTGCTATTGGTGTTGGCGGTACTGTTACAGGTAAAGGAGCTGATCTGCTCATTATTGATGATCCTCACTCGGAGCAAGAGGCGGCGATAGCAGCCACTAACCCCGAAGTCTACGATAAGGTCTATGAATGGTATTCATCAGGTCCTCGTCAGCGACTCCAACCAGGTGGTGCAATTATTGTTGTTATGACCCGCTGGAGTCTGAGAGACTTAACGGGCAAGATTTTAAAGTCGTCTATGGAGCGGGACGGAGACGAGTGGGAGGTAATTGACTTTCCTGCAATTCTCCCAAATGAACAACCTTTATGGCCTGCATTCTGGCCGCTCAAAGAACTTCTTGCATTAAAAGAAGAACTTCCAGTAAGCAAATGGAACGCCCAGTATCAACAAAGTCCTACGAGTGAAGAGGGCGCCCTAGTTAAAAGAGAATGGTGGAAGATGTGGGAGAGCGACCGTCCTCCTAAATGTGAATTTATTATCCAATCTTGGGATACCGCATTTACCAAGAATGAGCGTTCAGACTACTCAGCCTGTACGACTTGGGGTGTCTTTTATCTAAATGAAGATGAAATGCAACCCAATATCATCTTGCTTGACGCATTTAAAGAGCGTATGGAATTCCCGCAATTAAAGGAGCGAGCCATCCGCATGTATAGAGAATGGGAACCCGATGCGTTTATCGTCGAAGCTAAGGCGTCTGGCGCCCCGCTCATATTTGAGTTGCGTCGCATGGGTATCCCTGTATCAGAGTTTACACCTACTCGTGGCAATGATAAGATAGCCCGATTAAATTCGGTAACAGATTTGTTTGCTTCAGGCAAGGTGTGGGCGCCTGGAACAAGATGGGCTGATGAGGTAATGGAAGAGATGGCGGCATTCCCAAACTCGGATCACGATGACTTAGTGGACTCCTCCACACAAGCCCTGATTCGGTTTAGGAAGGGCGGATTTATTTCACTTCCATCAGACGAGCAAGATGAACCACAATTTTATAGACGCAAAGCTGCGTATTACTAGGAACCAATATGGCCATTGATAAAGCACTATACCAA